AGAGTTTGAAAAACACTATGGCATTGGACAGGCTAATATATACTGTTCCAATCAGAAAGATGCCAAGTGTTTTCCTATTCATGCCGACTCCACAGACAATTTTCTTTTCCATGTAAGTGGAAAGATAAGATGGTATATGTACGAGGACTTTGCCTTAGAGGACAAGCAGATGCGTCCCAAGTCCTATACTCCTAAATTACTGGAGACTATAGAGCTTGACGATGGAGACCTCTTGTATATACCTACTAGGCAGTATCATAAAGTAGATACTCTAAGCCCACGAATATCAATATCCTTTCATTTCCGTGAACCGCATAGCAGCGGACCTCATGGGGATAGAAGGCGTAAGTGGTTAGATTGGGAGCCAGGAGAAATATATGGCACAACCAAGTGAACAGTTCCAAGGCGATATGTCGAGGAATGAGGTAGAAATAGACCTTAATAAGTTTATGGCAATGGTTTCAGAAATTGGTGAATTAAAAGCCAAGATTATGGAGATGGAGAACGAAAAAGAGCCTGATAATCCATGGCAGAAATGGATATGGTTATCAAACATGGTAGACGCATGGAGAATATTCCCTAGAGCATTTTTAAGTATTTATATGTATTTATTATACTATTGTACTTTTTGGTTCATGGAATTAGATGTACCTACATTAGAGCAGTCGGGATTAATTTCGATTGTAGTAGGGGCAGGAGCTGCATGGTTTGGTCTTTACGCTGGAACAGCTAAAGATAAGATAAACTCAAAATAGTTCTTGACATCTACTGATAATTTTAGTATAATATACTCATATGAAAATTACAGAAACCAAACATAAACCAACCAAATCAGATAAACCATGCACTTACTGTGGAACTACAGAAAATGCAGATGGATTATGTGGTGTCTACAAGTGTTGGAAATAGATGAATTTATTTTATTTAGATGAAGACCTTGATAGATGTGCCGAGTACCATGTCGACAAGCATATTGTTAAAATGCCTCTCGAGGCAGCACAGTTACTGTGCACAGCAATATGGGTTGATGAAGTACTAGGCTTTGTACCTCGTGCGCTTGACAAGGACGAACGAGAAGTACTAAACAGTAAGAAAGCCAAGATAAAGCATCTTCCTATGGAAGAGCGACCTCTTACACCTTATCTGCCGATGATGTATAATCATCCATGCACGATTTGGGTTAGGTCATCTTTGGATAACTTTGAGTGGGCTCATTGTTACGCTAACGCGCTCAATGATGAGTACCACTATCGTTATGGAAAACAGCATAAGTCTATCGTAGAAGTAGTAAACAAACTACCTGAACCAAAGAATATGCCTAGGTTAGGACAGACTCCTTTCCTTATGGCTATGCCTGATGAGTTAAAAAACGAAGATGATGTTATACAATCGTATCGAGATTACTACCACCTAGACAAAGCAACCTTTGCCGAGTGGAAGTACAGAGATAAGCCAGTCTGGTGGAATGAAGATTACGCAGACTATGAAAAGAGAATAACAAGATGATAAAAGTAAAAGTGGGCAAAGGTGCCTTAATGTTTAAAGAAGGAACATCAGACGAAGAAATCAATAAGAAGTTATTAGAGTACGCGCAGTTTCAAGTATTAAAACGACCAATAGTGGTCAGAAAGAGCAATGGGGATGAATACCAGATGCTAAATGGAGTAAGATTAAATGGCAAGAAGCACTAAAACAAACTTTTTAGACCAACTAATAGGAGTAAAAGAACCAACAGTGGAAACAATGGAACATAGTCAAGTACTAAAACAAAACTTAGAAGCACAGATGTCAGGTGTCGAGAACGATATTGTCAATCTAAAGGCTCAACTTGCTAAGAAGAAAGAATATCTAGCTAAGTTAGAGGGCGGACTTGAAGTAATAGACGAACTCACAAAGCATGACAGTACACATAGTTGATAACTTCTATCCAAACCCAGACGAGGTTAGAGAAAAAGCACTAAAACTTTTTTACTATCCTGGAAGGCGAGGAAAGAAGATGGCATTTCCTGGAGATAGGACTTTGTCTAGTTACTCTAGTGAGAACCGACTATTCTTAAAGAACAGATTAGAGAAAACTATAGGGAAGCAGATAACTTACTTTCCTCACAAAAACTCCAATGGAGCGTTTACTCTTGGGATAAAGAAAGAGAACGAGTTTCTTAACTGGATTCACCATGACTGTTCAGGATATTTAGAGAGAACAACAGAAAGTGTAGATGGTCAGGCATGGGCGTGTGTAATTTATTTACAACCGACAGCCGACATTACCACAGGCACAGCACTCTTTAGAAGTAAGGTAACAGGTTCAATAGAGAAGTCAGAAGATTTAAAAATAGACAGAAATGCTGGGTTCAAAGGTGAGTGGAAAAGCAACAGTAAAGACTGGGAGTTGCATACTTATGTTGGGAATGTATATAACAGATGCGTTATTTATCCTGCAAAGTATTGGCATGCTCCTTTCAATGCTTCTTTTGGCAAAGACAAACAAACAGGAAGATTAGTACAAGTAGGATTTTTTACAACGGAGAAGTAAATGACAGAATATAATAACGACAAGTTTAATGAAAGAGTAGCATTAAACATGCTAAAGAATCACATACTAAATACTTACGATAGTCACTACAGTATGAATAAAATCCAGTCAACCGAGTTCATCTTCGATGCTGGTCATGGCGAAGGCTTCTGCCTAGGCAACATTATAAAGTATGCCCAACGCTATGGAAAGAAAGATGGAAGAAACGAGCAGGACTTATTAAAGATTCTGCATTATGCAATCATATTACTAGGGGTAGAGAATGAGAATAAAAAAGCACGAGAACTTAGCGGAAGCGAATATAAGTAAAGTAATAGAATTACTAGAAGGCGAGAAGCCTATAACTAAAAAAGAAGCGTGTGGCATGTTAAACATTGCCTACAACACTACAAGATTAAACAAAATCATAGTCGAACATAACGAGACTATGAGATTCCGTGCTATAAGAAAGGCACAGAACAAAGGAAAAGGTGCAGACCCACAAGAGATAAAGAGTACAGTTCAGATGTATGTAGACGGATTTAATGTATCTGATATAGCTAAGTCGCTTTATCGCTCACCTGCATTTATTAAAGGAATTATAGAAAGACTAGGAGTGCCTCAGAAACTCTCCATGACTGACTACGACGGAAGAAGAAACGCAATCTTGCCAGACCAATGTATGGCAGATGAGTTTGAAATCGGAGAAAAAGTTTGGTGTATTCATCAGAATTACCCAGCTACTATCCAAAGAGAAATACAACCTGAAGGAGAAGAAGAAAGAGGTTATAAACTATACTTAGTCTATACCATAGAGTGTACTGACCAAAGTTTATTAAGTAAAACTTTCTTTCCTCACATAACTTCTGCAGGTAAGTATTACCCACTACCAGCCTACTCGATTGGTAGTTTAAAACATTTACAACAATATTTGTAAAGAACTCAATAAAATGAGCATAAGGAAAAGATATGGATTATTTAATAGCCTTTTGGCTGTCTGCTTGGTTCATAGTAATATGGAAGCTGGTTCTACCTGCTTTTAGAGTTGCTGTGCTAACAGATAAAGACAATCCTGTCCTTAGGCATAAGAAAATCGTTACCATGGGAGTGTCATTAATGGCATTACCATTAACACCGTTATTAATGTTTGCGGCATTTGATGTAGGAAAACATAGAGAGAGGTTCATTAGGAACTTTGTTATAGGATTATTAGGATGAGCAATTATAGAGATAGATTAGTTAATGCACTTGTAAAAGTTTACGAAGGTTGCATTGAAGCACACAAAATGAATATAGAAGTGCTGTTAGGTTCGCATGTCGGACTAGCAGAACATGGAGATATCATTCAGACGTTAGACTTAGAAGTTGAAAAACTAGCTGGATTGGAAGACAAGTTGTCTTCTCTAAAGAGGAACTTTAAGTGACACACAACAGAATTGATTGTGCAATTAAATTAAAAGCCTTACTTGATAAGTTGGATGGGTTGAATGACTTGTCCCCTAAAGAAAGAGAACACGCAATAGATGATTGCAAAGCATTAGCAAGGGAGCTTAGTTATGAGTCAGAATTTATTTCTGGAATCTGCTAAGTGCAAGATAGGGGTTATAAGAAACCCCTTTGAGAGAGCAGTAACAGAATATCAAAACAGTCTAAATTATGTAGGCTTTGATGTTTGGTTGAACGCTAATGTAATGCAAAGTCAGAAAGAAATATATAAGGATTGTAATATCTTAATACGACTAGAAGATTGGAAACATGAACTAGAGGAATTAGACTTACATCCGAAAGATACATCAGTTTTAGAGAACTTGTTTGTAGCACCTATGTGGAAGCAGTGGTATACATTAAGGACTCGTAGTAGTGTGGCAACACTATATAAAGACGATATTATCACATTCGGATATACCTTATAAAATTTAGTTCTTGACTAATGCTTAAACTTTTAGTATAATATATTTATATTAAGGAAATAAGCAATGAGCGACAGGTTTTACACACAAATGCTAGATGCCACAGGTTGGTGTCCGGGGTACCGTAACACCTTTACTCTTGCCGAATACAAACAAAAATACAAAACAAGGAAAAGAAAAATGGCTTGGACAGACGAACTAAAAGCTCAGGCAGTAGAGATGTATACTGCAGAGGAACCTACTCCTGAAACAAGTATGGAAATCGTTAAAATGATAGCTGATGACATAGACGAGAGTCCGAATGGAGTCAGAATGATATTAACAAAAGCTGGAGTTTATGTAAAGAAAACTCCTGCGACTGGAACTAAATCAGGTTCAACTGGTGGTACTAGAGTATCTGTAGCAGGTGCACAGGAAACTCTTACTAATGCTATTAGTGATGCAGGAAAAGAACCAGATGCAGCAATTATCAGTAAGCTTACTGGTAAGGCAGCTCAGTATTTCGCACAGTTAATTAACGAACTGAACGACTAACTTTACCCCTTGAAGCAACTCAGTCTGTTCGCAGGCTGGGTCTTCTTTTATCTTATAGAATCACCTTGCAAGACGATACCATAGTTGGGACGCTAAAAGACTTTAACAACCCACAAGGAAACGCATGAAGAAAGATGACTTTATAAAGAATGTAACTAATGCAGGCGATGCCATCATTACTTACCGTAGTCAAAATAGTCGCAGAATGAAATATAATGTCTGCACAATGGACTTCGATAATAAGCATATCCAGACTAAGAGGAATAGAGCTAAACCCAATGACGACCAAGTATTATTATTTTGTTGGGATTGTGATAGCTACAGACTTCTTGTTCCAGAGAATGTAACTTCTATAGTACCTTTAGCAGCGATACTGAAGAATGATAGAACTACATAATGCACCACCAGTATACGAGAAACTAATACATTACAATGAAGAAAAACACGAGAGAGTTTACCTTACTGTAAATAGTTTTCGGAATATTGAGTACTTACACATCAGGAAGTATTACCTAGACTTTGATGAAGAATGGAAGCCAACAAAGGACGGCATTGCTATACCAATAGACTTTAATAATAGCAAGGCATTATTTGAGGGATTAGTTGAGATTCTATCTATCTCGGAAGTCAAAACCGTTCTTGAAACTCATTTCAAAGATGTATTAGATAAGATTTACCTATAGCCCACAAAAATAATACTTGACATAAGCTCACAATTTCTGTATAATATATGTATGAATAAGACAGAATACCTAGAATATTGTAATCAAAAGTATGCCGAAGGCAATCCTGTATTGCCAGACGAGGTTTATGATAGGCTTGTGGAGAATACTGCTTTAGAAAGTAAAGTAGGCTATATCGAAGTAGGCGAACAAAGATTCCAACACCCCTTCCCAATGTATTCATTACAGAAAGTCTTCGTAGGCGAAGATGAAGAACCAAAATGGGATATCAACCAATCACACATTATGACTGCCAAGCTGGACGGTGCTGCTGTGTCTATAACTTATGTAGACGGCGTACTAACACAGGCACTTTCTCGTGGAGATGGTAAAGAGGGGCTAGATATTACTGAGAAAGTTAGATGTATAGTACCAAATCAAATAGGATTGGATGGAGTAAGGCAGATTACTGGAGAAGTAGTTGCCCCTAAGACCATCCCTAACGCTAGAAATTATGCTAGTGGTGCATTGAATCTAAAAGATGTAAACGAATTCAAGTCCCGAGACTTAACCTTCATAGCTTATGGCGTACAGCCACAGCCAACCGATAGTTGGACTGAAGATATGTTAGTTATTTCTAACGAGGGACTTAACACAGTCACACAAAGTGATTATCGAGAATTTCCTCAGGACGGTAAAGTTGTAAGAGTCGACTCTAATATATATTTTGAAACATTAGGCTACACATCACACCATCCAAGAGGAGCTTTCGCGTTAAAAACCAGACAGGCAGGAGTAGTTACTCGATTGTTAGATGTTGAATGGAATGTCGGCAAATCAGGTGCTGTTTCACCAGTAGGTATACTTGAGCCTTGTGTCATCGGAGAAGCAACCGTATCTAGAGCAACTTTGCATAACATTGCATATATAGATGCTTTGGGATTAGAGATAGGTTGTAAGGTAGAAGTGATTAGAAGTGGAGAAATAATCCCAAGAATAGTAAAAAGAGTATGATTTGTGAAATTAAACATTATCAGCAGTTAACTGTTGATGAACTCTATCGCGTAATACAACTAAGGATTGAAGGATTCATTGTGCAAAACAAAGTATGCTATCAAGACTTAGAGGATAAATACGACAAGCATCAATATTATATGATGTGGTATGAGAATGGTGTAATGATTGGAGTCAATGCTCTATGCTATAAAAAGAAGTTTAGAGGAGATAATGGAGAGATTTATAAATATCCCGCGTTTCGTAGACAGGCATGGATGCCTCAATACAAAGGCGGTTGTACTACTAGGGATTTGATTGAAGGAAAGAAGTTCTGTATGAAAACATGGGGAAGCCCACGCATGATGTTAGAGATAACTTATGAGGGCGGAAAGCAACCTTTTTTAGATTTTGGATTTAAAGAAGTAGGCACTACAATAGATAGTGCAAGTAGAAAAAATTGGATATTTGTATATGAGCCCGATACTTATTAACATAGATGTCTCAGGCATCTGCAACGAAACATGTAACTACTGCCCTCGTAGTAGTGGTTATGAGAATGTAAAAGAGTATATGGGTTTGCGAGATTTCGGAAAATTCATAGCTAGTTGCCACAGTTACAAAGGAACTATTTGTTTCACAGGTAGAGGAGAGAACTCCTTACATCCAGACTTCGGAGCATTAGCAAGGATGCTTCATCACGAGACTAGAACTTATAGAACAAGAATCTTAACTAATGGATATAAGTTAGAACAAAAGATGCAATACTTTGACTTGTTTGATTCACTTATAATTAATAGTTATAAGTCAGAAGAACAGATGGAAGAACGCAAAAAGATTATGCCTAGAGCAACACATAGATACTGGGACCAAAATATGAAGCCCGAAGATTGGGGAGAGACTCCAATTCAAGTAGCAAACAGAAGTGATATTTATAATCGTATTGCTACAGATAGGTCAGCTATCAATGAAGTATGTATTCTACCTTTGACTAAAGGATGGATTCATTGGGATGGTAGTATACAGATGTGTTGTAATGATTGGACAGACACAAATATATTTGGGAATATTAAAGAGGATAACTTCTTTGATGTTTGGAAGAACAATCCTAAACTACAAGAACTAAAACAACAATTAGCAAAAGGTAATCGTGCAGCAAATCCAATCTGTACAACATGCAATAGACT